AACATATTCTGGCGGTAGTAGTAAACAGGGGGAAATAGCAAAAATAGCGGGTTTCCCTACATTTTCTGCATATAAACAAAGTTTTATCAAATCAGAAAGCCATGAGAAAACCATATAAACAAGGCATATTTAATCCATTAAATCCTCAAAAATATAAAGGTGCTTATCCTATCATATATAGAAGCGGATTAGAAATGAAAGCCATGCGCTGGTTGGATTCAAATAATAGAGTTTTAGAATGGGGATCAGAAAGTATAGTCATTTCATATCAAAAACCCAATATTCGTACAGGTAAATTAACTAAACACCGTTATTACCCAGATTTTAATGTTGTATTTAAAACGGATAAAGGTATTCAAAATTATATAATTGAAGTAAAACCCCATAAACAAACAATACCACCACAATCACATGGTAATAAAAAAGCAAGTACTATATTATATGAACAAAATGCGTGGGTTACAAATACATGCAAATGGGCCCATGCTAAAGATTGGTGTGCAAAAAATAACTATAAATTTCTAATTATTACCGAAAAAGATTTAAGTAATGTCTAGAAACAAATACACCGTAGAGTTTAGAAAAGGCGTTTTAAATTATGCAGAAAAGTTTGGATTCACCTCAACTCTTAAGAAATTTAACATTACTGGAACAATGCTGTGTACATGGAAGAAAAACTGTGGAGAATCACAAAGGACACCTATTAGTGATAAGCATAAACAAGAAGTAATTAAAAGATGTAAGGAAAGATATTATAAAAACCGTAAGAAACGAGGTAAAGCTAAAGAGTACTATTTATTAAACAAGGAAAGAATAAAGAAGTATAACCAAGAATGGTATCTTAAAAGCAAGAACAATATATTGCTCAAACGACAGAATTATTATAGACAAAATAAAGACAAAATAATAGAACAACACAAAGATTATGTTTCACAAAAGTATAAATCAGATCCAATATTTGCTATAACCATGAGATGTCGAGCACGTTTATATCAATTGTTAAAAAACGGCAAACAAGACAAAACTTTTGACTTAATTGGGTGTACACCAAATCAAATAAAGGAACATTTAGAATCCCAATTTGTCAACGGAATGTCTTGGGAAAATAGACACAAATGGCATATAGATCATATCAAGCCTTGTTGTAGTTTTAACTTAACAGATCCTCAAGAACAACGAAAATGTTTTCATTATACTAATTTACAACCACTTTGGGCGAAAGATAACTATAAAAAGCATACAAAGATGGGTAAATAATTAAAGAAATCGGAGTGATTATGAACAGTCCATTAAAATTATTAATTGAACAGCCAACTTATGAATTGGATGTTATTCAAGAGGAAAAAAATAGAAACGAACCTCGCGAATTATTTATTCGCGGCCCATATCTTATGGCCGAAAAAAAGAATAAGAACGGAAGAATATATAGTCTTAACGAAATGACCAAAGAGGTAGATCGTTATACCCGAGAAATGATTGATACAAAAAGAAGTATTGGCGAATTGAATCACCCCACAAGTGTAGAAGTTAACCCGGAAAGAGCATGTCATTTAATTACTAATTTAAAACAAGATGGTAATATGTTTATTGGTGAAAGTAAGATTTTAAGTAATCCAATTGGCCAAGTTGTTCGAAGTTTATTAATGGACGGGGTGAAATTAGGAATTAGCAGTCGAGCTTTAGGCAAGTTAGATGAAAGAGGCGGGGTCAATCAAGTTAGTGATTTCCATTTAATTACAACGGATGTGGTTCATGATCCATCTGTACAGGATGCATATGTTAGTTCTATATTGGAATCTAAGCAATGGATTTTAAAATGTGATGGTTCTATTTGCGAATGGGTAGAAGAAAAACATAGAAATTTAGAACAAAATTGCTCGAAATTACCCAAACGTGATAAAGAATCATATTTGTTAGAACAGGTATTGTCATTTATTAATTCATTAAAAACGATGTAAAAAATGAATAAAATTTATATAAAAAGGGTAAATAATATCAAAATAATGGAGTATCTGTATGAAGGATAGGAAGTTTTTAGTAGAATTTATTAGAAATTTGAGTGAACGTGATTATTCCAAAGCACATAATTCACTACAAATGGCTATCAATGAAAAGGTTAAAAATCGTATTAAGAAGAACCTGAAAAATATGGAGCGAACCGTTTCATGTTAGTTAAATAGTTTAGGAGATATTATGAACATAAATGAAGTTTTAAAAAATATTGGTAGTGGGGGAGAACTTACAGTCGAATCCCAACAAGCTATTGTTGAAGCTTTCGAACAAGCTGTAAATGCAAAAGTAAATGAACGGGTTGAATTGGAAGTGACAAATGCTCTTCAACAGTTAGATGAAGATCACGCTCAAAAATTAACAAACCTATTGGAAACTATTGATAAAGATCATTCACAAAAGTTGATTAATGTTGTTAAGAAAATTGATGAAGATCATGCAGAGAAGCTTCGTACAGTTATTCGTAGATATAATACTATTATTCAAGAAGAAGCTGTCAAGTTTAGAGAAACTTTTACAGATGAAATTAGTAATTATTTAGAGCTGTATTTAGATAAGGTTGTCCCTGCACGTCAAATTGCCGAAGCAACAGAAAATACGCAAGCTCGTAGAATGTTAGAGCAAATTAAGAAAATTGTTGCTGTCGATAAGGCATTTATTAACGAAAATGTTCGTGAAGCTTTGAAAGACGGTAAAGATACAATAGATAGTCTTCGTGCTGAATTGAATAAGGTCATTAAAGAAAATGTAGAAATCAATAAGAAATTCAATACAGCCCATACCGCATTAATTTTGGAAAAGAATACAAGTTCTTTCCCAACTGAGAAACGTAACTTTATAATGAGGGTCTTAAAGGATAAGAACCCTGAATATGTGAAGGAAAACTTCAATTATGTAGTTGAGATGTATAATCGTGAAGAGAACGATAATCGTCAAGTCATTAGAGAGCAAGCGCAACAAGCTGCCGTTAGTAATCAAGTTGCCACTCCTAGATTAGTTCTTGAATCAATTAGCGACAATGCAACATCTGATGGGTCATATGATCCAGTGAACGGTTATTTAGAAGCCTTGGGTCGCGTCGACCTAGGTTCAAGAAAATAAATTTAAAAAAGAAGGAAAATAAAATATGAGTAGAGTAATAAAAGGTAGTCCGGCTTATATTGATCAAGATCGTGCATCCGCTTTGTTAGAGAAGTGGGATCCTATTTTGAGTTATGAGTCGAAAAACGTTAATGCAATTGAAGATGAGCAATCTCGTCTTAACACTGCAATCTTGCTAGAAAACCAAGAAAGATGGTGCCTTCGTGAAGCCAATATGGCTGGTAATGGTGGCGTCTTCGGTCCTTCATTGGCAGGTGCGCCTGGTCAGGGTGGCGCAGTTCCTGGTGGATCAGATTTTTACGCTGGCGGCGATGCCCGTTTGCCTAAAGTTCTTATCCCCATGATTCGCCGTACATTCCCTGAGTTGATCACAAACGAAATCGTTGGTGTTCAACCTATGAGTGGTCCTGTTGGTTTAGTATTTGCGCTTCGTTACAAGTACGAAAACGTCCCATTGGGTGGTGGTCGTAATTGTAGTGATAGTGATAAGGAATACAATGCAGAAGGTACATATAATACCAATTCATGTGAAACATCAGCCCATGGGTCTGCAACCCCGAATTGGGCTCGTGGAAAATCGGGTACAGGTCCTGAATTAGGTTATAATTACCTTAACACCGCATATACTGGCGCCTCGTCAGCCGGGCTTAGTGGCTTAGGGGGCGTAGGTGTAACAGGTACAGATTTTGATATGCTTCCAGAAGACGCCGGTGTTGCACAAATTCTTCAAAACTTTGAGTTCACTTCAAATATTCCTCAAGTTGTAATCAGCTTCGAGAAAACAGCTGTAGAAGCTGGTACTCGCAGACTTGCAGCTCGTTGGAGTGTTGAGTTGGAACAAGATTTGAAGAACATGAATGGTATTGATATCGATAACGAAATCACCAATGCAATGTCTTATGAAATCCAAGCTGAAATTGACCGTGAAATGGTTATGCGTATGGCCCAAGCAGCCCTAAACGCTGGCCCGAGTCAGGGATATAGTATTTGGAATGCAGCATCTGCTGATGGTCGTTGGCTTGGTGAACGTAATCGTGATCTATATGCTAAGATTGTTGTAGAGGCTAACCGCATCGCAGTGCGTAATCGTCGTGGTGCAGCTAACTTCATCATTGCAACTCCGCGCGTATGTGCGATTCTTGAAATGCTTCCTGAGTTCAAGATTATGCCTATGAATAGTACCGTTGGTACTGGTTCCACTGGTGTAGCTAAAGTCGGTAACTTAGGTGGCCGTTTCACAGTATATCGTGATACGCGTACAGATGCACAATACCTTGGTGGTGGTAGGAAATATGACGATACCAAATTTGGTCCAGCTCGTCGTCGTTCCAAGCCGTTAGAGTATTGCCTATTGGGCTATAAAGGTGCTGAATACTATGATACTGGTATTGTATATGCACCGTATATCCCCGTGATGGTACAAAGAACTATTGGTCCTAATGACTTCGCTCCACGCGTAGGTATTATGACTCGTTATGGTGTTGTGGATCACCTATTCGGTTCCGATCTATATTACCATATCATTATAGTTCGCGGTATGCGTGACAGTGACGACGGTTTCCAACCTGTTGGACGCACAATTCAATACATGTAATTTTAATTACAAATGTAACAATAAAGGGATTTTCGGATCCCTTTATTTTTTGCTTTAATGTGGATAACTTTAAAGGTGATATTTTTGTACTACAACATAAATAATTATATGAATAATATTATATACAAGGTGAATTGTTCTTTTTGTAACAATATAATGTATAGAAGAAAATATGATTTAAAACGCGTTAAACATGGAAGCTTTTGCAGTCCTAATTGTAAAAAATTATATTGGAAACAAAATAAGTTATATAAAGAATCAAAACCATATCGAATAATAAAGCTATCAGATGGAAGAATAAAA